CGTGTCTGCAACAGACTGCATGGATCAGTGCAAAAGTTGACTGATCTGCAGCTCAATGGTTTGCAGGCGCACGCTCACAAGTATTTCATTGAGCTGCCTGCAGCGAAGCCACCTGATCTGTCGCAAAACAACATGGATGAATTTATGAAAGAGGTGGGTGTTGCAGGCAGCAAGACAAACTACGAAGGTAAACAGAAGTATCCATCATCGTACAGAGCTTTGCCGAGACCAATAAGCGGATTCAGCTTAGACACGATCGACGAGTGGTTTGATGTGAAGGTGTCATCGCGATGGACACCTGCTGAAGGGCACAGCACCTATCACGTCAACAGTATCGACACGGAGTTGCTTAACCGGCACTCTACAAATACGGATTCAATGTACAGAATACCTACCACAGGAACAATTACCAAAATGCTGTCTGCAGACATATCAAGAACATTGATTATGCAGTCCATACACCTTGAATGTGAATTGTTCAACCGCATCGATGGCAGAAAAGGTTGTTACTTCAGCAAAACAGCAGGTGTTGGCATTGCTTGGGAAGCAAGAACCAGATCATCACCAGTTTTGGATTGCCGGTTTTACACATTTGTTGATCCAGGCGAGGAGTCGTTGGTCGGCAGATGGTCGAAAGTGGGTGATCTATGGAAAGGGCCATGCTTTCGAACAAACAGAGGTGAAATGGCACATGCTGTGTCTCTAGCTGGGAAATGCACTTCGACTTGGTGCTCTGTTGTGAATTCAATGGAAGGAAACGTTGGCACGCAAATTAGGAAATCGGTCTGTGAGCTTTTCTCGTTGTGGCGAGATAGCAGCTGGGAGACAACAAGGATGGCATCCTGCTCTAGATTCAAAACTACGGGTCATCTAGGTGAATCGGACAATTTCGACGCGATGCTGGTCAAGTCGTGGGGTGATGTTTCTCACATGCGATCAGCCACTTTTATGCTTTACTTACTGGACCTTCGCGCGAGAGACAACAAGCCGCCGAGCAATGTCACGCCTCTTCTCAAGCTGCCTCTCAAGCTGCACTGCTTAGAGAAGGACATGTGTCACGGGATGTACTGGCACATAAGACGATCGACGCACGATGTAGACTGCTGTGCAAAAATGTTGGAAGCCACAAGAGATGAAGTGATTACACGTGACACTACTATCAGTTTCCTTGAGAAGCAGGCAGACTTTCTTGAGAAATTGTTGGATGAGGGCGTGAGTTATTCTGAATTTAAAACAATGTCAAGTTCAAAGCCAAATCATGCGTGCCTCAACTTGCCATATTATTTGGGTGTCTCTTGGGCAGCCAGAGAAAGTTTGACTTCAATATCGGCTTCACAACAGAACTCTGACTTCGCCATCAAAAACTTGATCTCCGACAGAGGCTCATTGGACAACAGGGGTGACATCTTCTATTCCAGTAAAGTCTGCAACAACATGAACAAATTGATTAGACGGCTGTCTAAGAAAAAGAAAGTGAAAGGCCTATTTGGACTTCTATTACGGTCCACAGAAGATAAAGAGATTTCACCAAACTACAGCATCGCGGCCAAAGACGCAAAAGGGGGAGATCGTGAAATATCGTCAATGCACATAACGACGCGGCCAAAGCAGGCTTACAGTGAAGCTCAATCCAAAACAGTTTCTTCAGGAATGCCTGAAAGCGCATTGGTCGAAACTGAAAAGTACTGTCCAATGGTCGATTCAATGGTGCGAGTCAACAACGCTTCCAAAAGCACAACGTGCGTTTCAGAGGACAGGTCATTCTTTTGCGGTCACCTGCAGCCTGAAATGATGTCTCTGACTTCTGCAGCTACGGCGCGGGCATCGGGTTCGCTTGGAATGGTGAGCTGTTCAGCTATACAAAGAGGCAACACGTACAGATTGGTCATTCTACCAGCTGATGTGTCAGTAGATGATATTCCAGCAGGTGTAGAATTT